GCCTTCCTGGATTTTTTCAATTGCTCTTTTTACATCTGCTTCATTAAATAAATTTACAGCTGGTGACCAAACATGAGCAGGTTTTTCTATAACAGGAAAGGTAAGATTAGTACCATAATCACTGTCTGAATATCTTCCTTGTTTTATTATCTCGGGTGTTTTTACACCAACAGTATCTGCCATCCTTTTCGAAAATAATTTATCTGTTTCTAATCTTGCAGCCTTTTCTGATGGTCCAATATATAAGACTTTATCTTTAAAGTGTGTATGTAAATATGCTTTACGAGGGTCAGCAACTTGTAATATATCAATGTTATAATAATCAATAAATTTTTCAATATATTCAATTACCTCTTCCTTTTGTGCAACATGAATAAATTTATTATCTTGTTCAGTTAATGTGTGTATACCACAAGCATTTTCATAACTTGTTGTCCCATGCCAATTACTATATACATTATGCTCTTTATTTTGAGCTAAATGTAATAGTGTATGGAAATGATTTTTAGGTAATTGAATATTCAATATGTTCATAATAAAAGTTTTAGATTAATCTGTGTTCATAAATACTGTAAAGCATAAAGGGCTATCAGCTACTGTTGTACCCCAATAGTTATCGCATATTGGAGCGTTTTTATGTGGAATGCTTGAATCAAATATTATAGCTTTATTATATCCAAAAGCTTTTGTACCAATTGATGTAATTTTATCATCAGCAAGTTTTAAATAATCAGCCATTACCCAATCGCTTTCTTCATCATCAGCTGTATAGAATTCGAATCTTGTAGTATCTTGTTCAATATTAGGTGGACAAAGATAAACGTTTGCTATATAATTAACTTTCATCGATGACTTTGGTGACGGACCGTCGATTGGGTCGTGTTGAAAGTCTAACCATTGGTCAGTATGAACATAAGGAGCTTCAGTAGTTGAAGTATTATATTGTAAATATGTTTTATACTCTGTCACAGTTTTATTAGTTAGTTCTTGAAAAGCGAATATTACTTCATTTGTAGCATCAGATAAAATACCAAATTCTTTTGATACATCTTCACTGATATGACAAACCATTTCACCAGTAAATTGTGGGTGATTGCCTTTTGTATAATATTCTTGCTCTAAAGCAATTGCGCGTACTGTTTCAGGGTTAGATAATATATTTTCTTTTTCTGTTAATAGTTTTGCCATGTTATTTCCTAAACATTTAAGGTGATTGTTCCACTTCCGCTCGAATTTAAACGCGTTGTTGTTTCAGTACGACGGAAATAAACATAAGTTGTATTATTACTTGAATTATAATTGCTATACCATAAGTCAAAAACTGAACGAGCTAAAGTCCAAGAATTAGTACCAGTAGCTACTACTGATACCCAGCTATTTGGATATGTGCTTCCACTAGAATGATTACCAGACCTAGTGCAATTAAGTGTAATACCGGTCTGTCCACCAGCTGCTGAAGAAATTGACACGGTCCAATCTGAACCGTCTGCTCCAATTGGCCAAGTAGAATCTGTTAAAGACATATGATTTCTATCTATGTTAGCTTTACCACCGCTATTAGTAGTATATAAACTATAGTTAGTACTAAATACGTGAGAATAATTTTGAAATTCCGACATTGCGTATGGAGCTTCGTTCAAAGTACTTAAACCTTCAACTGCTGTTTCAGATAATGTTTTAAGAGAATTACTTGTTGTTGCCGTATTCTCTGTATTAATAGCTGATATCGATATATTAGTAGTTCCTATAGCCATTATTTAACTATCTCCGATATTAAATCTTCGAAAGCTTCTACCTTTTCTGTTCTTTTAGGCCAATAGATATAATCTTTCTCTGGGTTTGCTTTTAAATTACTTAGTAAAGGTAATATAGAATTATATAATTTATTTAATTTATCTTCAGCTTCTTCTACTTTTCCTGAAGTTGATTCTAATTTTTGAGTTTGTTTTTGTACTACTTCCAATTCATCTTCATCTACAGCAGTAAATCCAAAATCAAACTTTTCTAAATCTATACTCATATTTATTCCTCGTTATTATATTTATAACCGAAGACTTTCTCTTCGTGCATAATTTGGCGTTCATTTTTAACTCTTCGGTTATATTTAGTTTTATCTCTATGTACTTGAGTGACAGAATGCGAAGGCTGAGCTTTACGCGACTTTACCTTTGGTTCTGGTTTACCAAATATTTTTTCCCAATTATCAGCATAAGCTTCTTCATTCGAATCTCTTCTTTTAGAACCTTTGCCTCCGTGCCATTGTTTAGACATATCCATTATACCACATGTATATCACACCACCTATTAATAAAATCGCCAATACACTACTAAATATTCTCTTACGAAATAACCTTTTTTGATTCTTTCGATATTCCTCTAAATCAAGTACTTCCTTGATTCTTTCTATGTTAGACTTCATTAGATACTGGCTTCCAGACTATCTTAACTCCACGTCTGACAAGTTCATTTCTAATTTTTTGTTTTACTTTTGGTTTAGTGTTATGATTATTTAAGTCTTTAAATAATTCTTCTTGACTAATACCTTTAATAAAGTAATGTGTCACAGTTGTTTTTCCTGATTGTCTGTTATAACTACTGCTTGACGGTTTTAATTTTGTTGGCATAATATTCTCCTATTTTATTCTTTTCACGCTTCCCTTTAAATCAGCTAGATATGCGAACATCTCTACTGTAGGAAACTCTTTTTTCAAATCAAGTAATGCTTCTAAGTTTTCTTTGTGGTCATCAAATAATCTTATCCTTGCATACTCACCACTTTTTAAATACTTTCGAAAGACAATTTGTTTATTTTCAGCACTTGAACCACTCATATTACCAGCTCTTTCTACATAAACATCTTTCATTCGTAATCCATGGGATTCTAATGTTTTAATAAAAAGTTTCTTATCGTCCATGTTAGCTCTTGCTGTGACAATAATAACCTTTGAACCTTTTTTAGTTGCGTTCTTAATAATAGCTTTTGCTTTATTAACCATACGTCCAATTGGTGTAGCGGTTTGATAAAACAATTTTGCTGATTTAAACTCACCATAATCATATTCCTCATGTTTTCTTAGTTTATATGTATTAAACTCTTGAGGTGTTAATGATTTTCTTTTTCCAGTATTAGTATTTACTACTATTACACGAGCTTTTGAGACAAACAAAGTATCATCTATATCGAATATAGTTAAGCCTTTCCCTGCTCTCTCAATTAAATAGTCTGTAAATTTTAACATAGATATATTATACCACACTTTTTGTTAAATGTAAAGGTTTAAATATCTATTTATAAGATTTTTATTTGCAATATGTCTTTATAGCTTCAATTTTATCATGAGCATCTGCAATCTTAGTCACTTCTTTTTCAATAGTTTCTACTAAGTCTCCATGTTCTCCGATACCTACTGAGTTTCTTTGATAAACTAGAATATTAGCCTGAGCTACTACAATCTCACCTTCTAGTTTTTTAATTAAAGCTTCTAATAAAAAATGTTGTTTTGCCATATCTTATTTCCCGAATAGTTTTCTTCTGTTATATTCATTAATAGTATTTATCAAATCAGCTGTCCATCTATCTCTATCTTCTACAAATACTTGTGAGCCTTCATCACCAGCAATACAAACAACTAATTGTTTAATTGGCATGCCAGTTCTTTCTTCCCACATAATAGCATAAGCTGCGCATTGCATAAAATAACTATCAATCCATTCTTTCTTTTTAAATTTCCTACTTGTTTTCCAATCTATAACAGAATCAACTCCACCCCATTGACCAACTAAATCTACTCTTCCAGCTAATCCGAGATGTTTTGAGTATAGTGGCGCTTCTTGTTGGTATACTTTTGTGACACCATCATCTATTACTCTTTGAACATCTTTAAATGTTTGTATATTATGAGGCATTTCTCCTTTTAAATAATCAGGGTCATTTGCTACATATTTTTCTATTATATTATGAACTGTTGTTCCACGCGTACTCGCGATACGCGATACTCTATTTGCTTCTTCTTCGCCTACGCGTGCGCGCCACGCAGCTATACCAGCTTCTGAAAGTATCGATAATACTGTCGTAACTGATGCATACTGATTTCCTTCTGGGTCTGTATAATATCTCCCATTATCGCCTGTGACAGCTTCTAAGTCATTATAACCTAATTCAATTGGTTCATGTATAAATTTCATTTTGTCTTTATGTTATCCCTTAATCTTGGCGGCATACCTGATTTAATCCTATCTTGTACTTCTTTCCAACCACTACCAGCTCTACTTAGAACTGATTTACCGCCATCATGGTCTATATTCATTGTTGAATAATAACTTTGTACATCAGGATTCTCTTCTAAAAATTTTACTTTATCGTCATATGACATTACTTTTTCGAATACTTCATCTGTTTTAGTATTTTTAAATTCGTACGTCGGCATCTAATAATTCCTCTAATCGTCTTTGTGTTGTTTTTACGTCGTGGCATAAGTACCAATTTATATACCACATTAAGTATTGTCTACTTAATTCTTTATCGAACCATGACATATCTTCTATATATCCTTTAAGTTCAGTTAATATTCTTAAATCTTTAGTAATCCAATGGTATTCAGGATATCCATAAGATATAATTGGTACATCGTGCATCATACATTCTATACCAGCAGTACTATTATCTATAATCGCTACTTTTGTTTTTGGTAATATACTATGTATAGAATCAAAACCAGTTATAACATGATGGCCTGCTTCTTTCCATTTTTTTACAAGAGCTTTGTTTTTATATCTTGGATGTAATTTAATAACTAAGTTAGCGTAGGGAGCGTATTCATCATATAACTTATCAACAATCATATCCAATTTCTTTATATGGTCACCAAAGCCAAATCCATTTACTGTTTCATCATCTGGTATTTGACCTATAATTAATATATGGTCATCATGTACATTCTTAGCATCTCTCCATTTAAGTAATACTGAATCGTCCCATTTGTTTGCTTTGTTTTTTATTAGTTCTTCTACTTGAGACCAGTCATTAACAGCTAAATTATCGAATGGAGGTCTATTAAACGTATAGTACCCGCTGTTTGCATATCCTTGTATATCTATCCCAAAATGCTGAGATGTGGGAGCTGTGGGCTTCACTATAAATATCCCTGGTGATTTTTCTGTATTAGTGGTATGATTATAGAAATGTATATCAGCTTCCGTATCATGTTCAACAACTTCGAAGTGTCCTAGATTGAACATAGCACGACGAATTACATCGTAATAATTGTCAGCGATTTTATCGAATTTATAGTTGTGGAATTTATACCGCATTGAACCACGCTGGTATAGGTCTTTTAGTCCAGTCCATTTTAAATCTTTCTTGTTTTGTATGATAGAACTTGCGATACGATTCAACTGCATCTTCAGTAATACATTCAGGATTAGAACCCATTGCAAGTTTAAATGGAGTCATTTTTTTAACTGGAATGTTATTAGGTAATTTAGATAAAGCTTTTCTAAGTTTAGTATCAGTTGAATGTATTTTACTATAACGATATGTATACTCATCGCATAACCCAATAAAATGTAAATAATGCCACCTGTAATTGTGCATTGATTCTCTTGTCCATATAGTACATGGATGATTAAAATGACATGCGCGATAGAGAACATTTTCTCTTTCATCAGGTAATTCAAAATATTTAGCCATCGTTTTACCTGATACTGATGGTCGTTTTATTTCACAACCATCTAGCATACGATGTACAGTTGACAGCATTTGAGCTGATTCAACAATCATTTTAACCACATGTTTATCGCATTGCTCTTGAGCTGCGAGTATAGGGTCATTGTTTAAAATAAATAAATTCATAATATATATTATAACACATTTTCAATCAAATGTAAACTAATCTTTTTTCTTTTTTCTATGTAATTTGGCGTAAAAGTTATGTTGTCGTTGTTCACGTATATCTTTGATGAATCTCCTTTTCTTCCTTGCTCTTTTGGATTTCATCATTCTTTCTGCTTGGCTTGGTAATTCTATATCCATTGTATCTCCTTTGAATAGTTGAGTTAACATAATAAACAGATTTTTCGATAGGCTTGCCTCCTTATTTTACGATTAAGTTCGGAAACGCATCATTAACTAATTTTTTAGTTATTCCTTTGCATTTCATTTTTTTATCCTTTGCAGCTATAAGTAATTCAGCTTCATCAGGATTTAATGATTCTAGCAAATTTAAAAATAGACCTTCTCTTTTGAGCGGCTTCATGTCATTTGCTACTGGTCCTTTAAAGAAATACTTAAAATTAGTATATGCTTTATTCAAGATAGTATATTCATACCCTTTAGGTGCGTCATCTTGTTGATAAGACGGTGCGCCCATTGGTAATAACGATACTATAGAATCGTCATATTGTATTCTAAGTAAGTCTGTTAGACCTGGTGATTTGTTGAGCTGTAAGAATTTAATTCTTTCATCTCTCTTTACGATTTTGCCTGCTGATTCCAGGACTTCTGATACTAATTTTCTAGCCATTATAAAATTCCTCCACGACTTCAATTAAATGATTGCATCTTTTCTTTATTAGATAGTTTAAAACTTTCATATTAGGTGTTTTTTCTTGCCCATTAAAATTATTTATAATACTTTCTTGTATGTCTTCTGGTATATTCGCTAAATCAATCAGAATTGAATTACGCTGATAATTACGGTATATATCTTCATCCATGTGTTCTCTAAGTGACTCAGCGTGTTCTAACCAAGTATCAATCTTTGTTTGTCTTAACGGTGTTTGACTCTTTTCTGTTATAAACGTATCATCAGCTGAAAGAACATTTGGTATACCATCACCAGTATCACCTCTCATAATATGATTAAACAAATATGTTCTTGGGTTTTTATCTGTGACAAATTTCTTTTGTATTGGACTATATTGTTTAACATTTTTAAATTTTTGTAGTTGAATAAAGTCTTTATCAGATGATATAATCATTACTGGTTCATCCATACCAAACTCTTGTGTTTGCATTGTAAGTGTACCAATAACATCATCTGCTTCCATACCTTCCATGTGTATAACTTTATATGGTAGATAATCTCTTATTTCATCTCTTACTGTATGTAATATCCTAAAGATTTCATTCCAATCTTGGCCAGAACTATCTCTATTCTTTTTACGTGCTGCTTTATATTCTTTAAAGAAATCTTTTCTCCATGTATTCATACCATCAGCACATATAACAACTTGGCCGTAATCGTCTCTATATCTTTTGTTATACATTCTAATACTGTTAAGTATCATATGTCTTATCATACTTTCATCATTAAGTTTTTGTACTATAATGTTTGATAGCGCAATTTGGCTATAATCAATTAATATCATCTGGGTCCTCTTCTGGCGGGTCTAAATCAAAATCAGGAGTAAAGGTAATTTCATTTTCATATCCATCATCTGGTGTTAAATATAGCTCAAAATCATCTTGAGACATTTCATTTATTTGTATCATTTCTTTTACTTTGATATAAGCACTATCGAGTACTTGATGTAATCCATGTGGCATACCATAGTATCTATTAAACATTGCATTTAGCATGTTAACTACTACAAACATATCTCTTGCTTCGGGTACAGTCTCATCTCTAAAATTCATATCTACTAAACCCTCACTTACTTGGCCAGTTTTAATAAATTCTTCTAATACT